ATGTAATGTGTAACTAAGAAAAGAGTCAGATCGGGACACATGGCGCAATGCCACTCTTTCACAAGGAGTGCTACCCCCCTACCGATTAGGGTAGCTTTATGAGCTTTAATAAAGACCTTCAGAGAGGTTTAGAGATAGAGGAAAGGGTTGTATCTATCCTACGCAAGAAATACCCTTGTGCGACCCTTGTAAGCGCTTTTAAAGGGTACGATATATGGATACCAGAGATAGATAAAGCCGTTGAGGTAAAGTTTGACCCGATGAGCCAAAGAACAGGCAATATTGTGGTCGAGATAGAAATGTATGGGAAAGACTCAGGGCTAATGGCTACCCAAGCTGATTACTGGGTTTTCTACGATGGACAGATGTTTGTCATCATGCCAGTCAAGCACATATTTAAGTGCATCTTCCTAAGTAAGCTACAGTATGTAGAATTTATAGGGGAAGGGGATAGTCAGATCAAGAAAGCATTTTTAGTGGACAAGAACACACTTTTTAAGTATGGCAAGATTTTATGAAAGGTACAAAGCTCTTTCGTCTTTGCGTCTAGTAGTAAGTCCTTTTAATTCTTTACCACCAGCTTTATTCCACTTTAGAAACTCCTCGGCAGCACCCTCAAACTCACCTCGATTGTGTTTCATCCGAAGGGTAGAATTTTGGAGATTACCGAGTCCAACATTAAAGGCGAATGATACAAGTGCGCCAAAGCGACCAGGATTAAGACCATTAGGACATAATCGCTGTACTCCGCTTTCAAACCTCGCCAAATCTTCTGCCAATAGTTTGTCCACTTCTTCCATAGAGAAAGTTTTGTTCCAGCCGTTTGGGATCGGTAAGTTTTTTCTTTCTTCAAGTTTCACCTTTATATGATTAGGGTCGATAACTCTACCAACTCCTACAGTCCATAATAAAGCTGGACACCGATAAGGGGTAGTTCTGACTCCCTCATGGTGCTTAATCATCTCAATGACTTTATGGTCAATCATTTCTTAGCAAAGGCTTGCGTACCGAACCAAAAGGCAATAATAGAAGCAAGTATCTGCATTTCGTCTGCATCGAACACCATAGGAATAGCCTCGGCAAACGCTACACCGCTAGACCATGCCCACCAGATAGAGGCAATATCTACAATGATTAGTAGGAAAACGAATAAATAGGTTACAACAGGGCGTACAGAGGCTCGTAGGTTAATGATCCATTGGCTTGCACCCTTACCTATCTCGATGTCGTGCTGGTACATTGCAGAGCGTTCTACAGCCTGTGTTTCCATTTGGATCTGATCGGTACGGATTTCCTCGATCTTAGCCTGTGCAACATAGCCACGCTCTAGCATCTGTAGTTCTCGCTCTGTCTGCATCTTAGCAAGTTCTAACTCATGCGCCTTATCCGATTTGTCTTGAAAGAAGTCTAGTAGCTTGGGTAAACCACCCATTAAAAAGGATATTGCAGTAGAAAGGAGAGTTAACATTATTTACCCTTTATGACCCCAAGTAAGGTAGTAAGCAATGAACGCAGCCACAATATAGCACATGAGCATTGCTCTACGAACCTTTGCCAAATCTTCTTTAAACTCTCTAGTAAGTTCATTGTCTTGCCTTTCAATTTTTTGTTTGATTGTTTCTATTTCTGACCAGCGTTTAGTTCCATGCTTTTTAATAAAATCAGCTTTTACTTTAGATTCTTCTATACGGATGGATTCTTGGCGTTGCCATTCCATCATTGCTCGTTTGAAGTATTGCTCTTTTAGTACCTGAGATTCTCGTATTTGTCTTTTACGATCTAGGTCTTTCTGCTGTGCTACTGCTGCTGCATCTTTTTGTACATCAACAATACTTTTAGTTATTGATTTACTAGCCTCTCGACTAGCATCCATGCTACTTGTTACAGACTTTGCACCCTCTAAAAATCCAAATTGATCGGACATAGTTCATAGGCTTATTTTATTTATGAAAGAAAATAGTAGATAACCAAGTAATAACTCCACCAACAACAGACGAGAACCCCATGATTGCCCATAGACTTCCTTTAGACCGTTCAGCCATTGCCACTAGCTTTTTAATGTCCACTTCCATTGCGTCTACTTTTGTCTGTAAATGTTCGACTTGGTTTACAAGACCGCCAAACTTAAACATATCAAACTTCTCTAACGGATCAGACATTATTTACTTTTTATCCAAGATAATGTTGGCTCATCCCAAATGTATGAATTTCCGTCATTTGGATATGGAATAGGAGCTTCCCATAAACAAGTTTGTTCATCCAATACCCATGATGGATAAGGTTTTGGTGGGATAAAGGCATCACGAACTGTATCGTATGTATATCCAGTTCCAGCAAAGTTTTTACGCAATGGAGTGCCGCCCAAAGTATGCACTCCACCATGAGTATTGTATGAAGTCTGAATCCATAACAAAGGATTACCAAATAAGCCAGAATCAATTACATCTTGATTAGCAACAATAACTTGAACAACAATGTTGTTTTCTACTTTAGCAAAATGAGCCATAGTTAATCTCTAAAATGTAATTGAACCAGATGAATTGAATTGATATATAGTACGACCACCTGATGTTGTAACTGTTGGCGAGCCTGTTGTAGATGCTGCTGCTACTAGGGATGAGATGATAACAACACCAGAACCGCCGCTACCGCCTGTAGCTGGTGTCGATGTTGCGCCACTAGCCCCTGATGCGCCACCGCCGCCACCTGTGTTTGCTGTACCAGAATCACCATTTGCAGCCGATCCTTTACCGTTACCACCGCCGCCAGAACCGCCTGTGCCACCTGTAGCTTCGTATGTGCCACCGCCGCCGCCGCCAGCGTAAGTTACAGAAGAACCAGTAATTGAACTTGCTGAACCTGCGCCACCATTACCTGCGTCAGCGCCAGAATTGTTGCCGCCAACTGCGCCAGCGCCACCGCCGCCAGCGCCACTATTTATATTATTGCTTGAGCCGCCATTATTACCCTGCCCAGAAGTGCCTGTGCCAAAATTATTACTGCCAGTAAAAGTGCTTCTTGCTCCAGCCCCCGAACCGCCATTTTTTGTTGCTGTTGACGAGCCTTGTGCTGAATCACTTGCACCGCCGCCAGTTGCAGTTATTGATCCAAAAACAGAATTATCGCCTACAGTTCCAGGTGTAGTAAATCCAGTACCACCAGCACCGCCAGCGCCTACAGTTACTGTATATGTAGTGCCAACAGTTAAATCAACAGAACTATTTAAAAATCCACCAGCACCGCCGCCACCAGTACATACGCTATCAAATTGTCCACCACCTGCGCCACCACCACCAGCAACTACTAAATAATTAACGGTTAGTATTGGTGGTCCAAAAAATGAGCCAAGCAAAGCTAAATGTATTCCACTCACGATACATTACCTGTAATAACAGATGTTGTCCCATTAATAAACAAAACGGTAGCGACTCCTCTGGTTGCTAAAGCAATAGTAGCTTTATCCGCATCAGTACCACCAATATAAGTTAATGTTGTATTACAAGTAACATTAATACTGCCTGATGTGTTATTAAATAAAGAAATTGCATCACCAGCAGCAAATGTAGAATTTGGGATTACTACTGTTGCGCCAGCAGTTAAGCCAATGTAGTCACCTACATCAGATGTTGCTAATGTATATGATGATGTTTTAAAAGACCCAGATTGAGGAATTTGTCTAACATTTCCACCGCCATCTGAAAGAACTGTAAATGATCCTGTTCCAGCAGATGCAGTAGTAAATGCAGCCGATCCAGTAGCAGAGCCGCCGATTGCTACACCATCAATAGTTCCACCATTAATATCAACTGTAGTTAATGTTGCGCTACCAGTAACATTAAACGCACCACCAACGGTAAGGCTATCACCAGCCGCACCAGTTTGGAAATCTTTGACTTGCTTCATTAAAGTCCTGATTGCGTCATTGATTCCACTAGGAGCGCACCCTTCTGCTATGTCAATACCATTAATATCGGTATTATTTGCGGCTGTAGCGCTGTATTCGCTAATTTTTACTTTTGGCATTTCTTTATTCCTCTAAAAGTCCTGGTATTTGCCCAGATTGATATAAAAGATTGTACATTCTTGGATCTACTGCTGGTGGTACAAGCCGACCAAATTCTCTTGCTCCACGAGATGCTAAACCAGTTCCAAAAGCGGCTTCTCCCATTAGTCTCGGGCTTGTTAATGGCGCTAATGCAAAAGCCATTGGATTTACTGCTGTGCCAATAATCGCAGCAGTACCAAGCGACCCTTGAGAAGCCAAACTTCTTGGGGGAAGGCTAGATAAGGCTTGACCAGCAACGCCTGGCAAAAACTCTTGACCGCCACCAGCTTCTAAAGTTTTAGCTAAATTTAAACGCTGACCATAATTTGTTTGCACATTATCACGCACTAAACTTAGCAGCTTACGCATAGCGGTATCTGTAGTTGCTTTGTTATTAAGGCTTAATGTTTTTTGAATCTCTGCAATTTGATCGGATGCGTCTGTATATGCTTTCATTGTTTGAGCATATGTTGGAGCTTGTTTTTGTATAGATGACTTAATTGACTTATATATATCGCTTACAGCAGAGTAAGCTACTTTTTGCTTTGTAAAGTCTATAGTTTCTAAAGTTTCGCCAATTTGTTTTTTAAGAGCATCCAATCCCTCTGGGGTATGAAACTCTGCTGGGTCAAGGTTTTTCCATGTGTTGATCTTTTGCTGTACATCTTGCAACTTTTCTGCGGCAGTTAAATTTGTTATCTGACCCTTATAAGTAACCTTTTTAGTTGCATCTTGTAAAGATTTTTCAATGTCTTTAAATTCTAAAATAGATTTATCGTTTTTAATGTCAACCATGCTAGAGCGATACTCTGCTTGTTTTGTTCTGTTTAATTCATCTAGGTTTGCTTTAGCAATATCTAATATTTCAGTTGGATTTGCACGACCAGATATATTTGCTCTAAATTGATCTGCTGCTTCTCCACCTTTTTGACCAGCCTTAAATGCTTGTTCAATGGACTCTCTACCAGCACCAGTAGTTGTTCCCAAAATTGGAGCAATGACATTTCTGCCTGTAGCACCAACAATAGCACTTGTTCCTCTTACTGTAGCTGCTAATGGGTCAATAGTGCTTGCAACACGGGCTAATGGCTGTGCAACTGCTCTAGGAGCGACCATAGAACCGCCCGTAAGAACAGTAGATAGGTCTGCCAATACTCCAGCTGGATCTTCTGCAATAGCTCGTTTTAAGCCTTCTCCTGTGCCATAGCGATCAGCATAAAACTCACCTACTTTGCGAGCCATTTCACGAGATTGTTTATCCTCTCCTACGGCTTGTACAAGTCGCTCTGGTAGTACATTTTGCAATGCCCCA